CCACCAACAGTTACACCATCATGAACAGTAATGGTTTTGTTTGTTGAATCAATAATAATTTCACCGTTAGCACCAGTTATTCCGGCAACAACAGTATTAGCATATCTTTTGAATTGTAGTATTTTTGGCATTTTGAATTTTTAATTTAATAAATCTAATAAACCGGATTCACCTAACAAATCTTCTGTACCAAAATAACTTGAAGGTGTCATAGCAGTAGTAATGATTCGTGGTGCTGAATTGAGTTCTGAAATAGAAGTTACATATCCATAATTGCTATTTGCATTTGCATCTGGTGGATTTGGAGTAATAATAATTGTGGCCAATTTTTCAAATTGCACAGAATTTGATGTGTAAGAATTAAACACATAATTTGAATTTGAAACCACACCAATAATAGGTTCACTCGATACAAAATTACCATTAATATTTGTTAGATGTAATATATTATTTTCCCACAAAATTACTTTAGCTGTTGCAGTTGCTGTTTGTGCTGAGTATCCTTGATAAACAATTTCACCGGCTTGGTAAGTACCAATGCCTGGTGTTGTCATGTTAAATTTAAACGTATCTTCAGCTGAAATATTACTAAAGATATTTGTAATGGATGTTTTGATAAGACCAGCAGTAGATGTCTTACCAAATATAAATCCTTTAACTGTAAAGTTAAGTGTCCAAATAATCATTCTTGTTTCAGAATTTTTATCACCTTCATATTCAATTTCAGATGTGGCTGAATTAAGAACAATTGGAATTTCTTTTACAATACCCATCTCAGGGATTAAATTTAATTTTAATGTATAATCTGGTGCAAAGTATGGAAGAATGTGTTCAATAATTTGTGTACCATCTTCAATGTTTCTTACATAGATGTAAAGATTAAAATCAAAATTATATGGAACTGGATTGTATTGTGAGATTACAGAATTATTAGATGCTCTTGCAAAATTCTTAACATTGCTATTTAATTTTCTGGATGTATCATAAGTCAGACCATCCATTTCAAATGACATTCTTGGTAAAGTGGTTTGAACTTTTTTATCCAATAAAGGATCATCTTCTAAACGCTTAACATATAATTCTTTTGTTGCATAAACAATAGGCACCAAAAATCTTTCGGCTTCCGTCAAGTCTGGATTGTAACGAACCAAAGTAATATCATCAAACAGTTTGCCAAAGGCAACAACCATTTTACGAATGATACGATTATATGCTATATTGGCCATCAGATATTACCAAAAGGATTAGATTCGGAGAGATCCAAAATACCTTCAGAACTCAAATCAATATGTTTGTTATCGTATGTTTCTGAGAATGAATGGTCTTCCAATGGATCAAATGTTGCTAAACTGTATCTTGCATTACTTGAAGCACCGATGATTGGCCGAGTATTGATAAACTCACCAGCAATATTAGTTACAGTTAATGTATTTGAAGAATGAATAAATGATTGTACAATAGCAACTGTGGTAGCATTTGCATGAGTATTGTCTGGTGCTTGATATACAATTTCTTTAATTTGATAGTAACCAGTACCAGTACCAAGATTCAAACTGAGTGTATAAGCATTGTTAGTAACAACCACATCAATCTCATCAATGCCAGTATCAATAACTTCTTGTGAGTATTTGTATTTCTCTAGGTTCAATTCATAGAAATATGGGTTTTGTCTTCCAAGCATATGAAAGTCTTTGGCTTGTTCAGCAAACTTAATTTCAAATAATTCACCGGTACCATTTAGAAATGGAATGTAAACCAAGTCGCCTTCTCTTGGTCTATTAAATTTATTTTGTGGAACTCTTTGTTGAAAACTTCTACGAGAAACAATAACATTAACGTCATCTTTAATTTCAAGACCAAACTTAGAAAAGAAGTCTTTCTTACCAATGTAATCTAGTGGGTCAGAAGAAACATACATCTCCACAGGAAATGCTGATTCGAATTTCTTAACTGGATCTTCACCATAAAGTAAATCTCTGGCTTGGTCATTATCATTAGGAAGATAGAACGCATCAAATCCAAGCATACGGATTGATTCCACAATTAAATCTTCAACTAAGTTTTGCTCGCCATGAGAATTATAGTTATTGAAATATAAATTAGTTGCCATATTAGTTCATCAGAAATTCTAGCGGAGCTCCATACTCAACTTGCATCTCTGTTTCAAGCTTTTCAATTTCGCCAACCGCTTCTTCATAAATCTTATCGCCGTTTAATGTAACACCACCGGGTAATTGAATACCAGAAAATTTCTTTAAATTATTTCCCCAACTTCTTTTGATGAGTGCAGTAGCGTATTCTTTTAACCAACGGTCGTTCCAAACTTTATTGTAAATTGCCGGATCAATATTAGCATAGGCTTCGGCAATAACAACGGTACCTTTTGGTGCTTCGGATGCTCCCCATGCCCAATCGATATACAACCTCTGCATATGCCTTTGGAATCGAATAGGAACTTCTCCAGAGAACAATAACTCTAGTGAACGTAAATGCTGTGCTGTTAGTGTATAGTTGATGTATGATGCGGAGGTAAAGTCATAGAGTTCGTTTAACCGTAACTGATATCTAAGGTCAAACATTGAAACTGTGGACTGTGAATCTTGCACAGGAAATATACGAGTAACACCAATAATATCCATGGCATTATTACTACCATCTTTAGCGTCAGCCAAATTTAGATATTTGTTATTGATATCGGTTTGTGTAATTGCTTTGATATAATACACTTTCTGTGTACCATCAAAATGGTAATCCTGCCAATACTGAAGTGCATCATCGATACGATCCTCAATTTGATCGTCATCAAGGTTCAACTCAATAACGGGAAAACCTAATCTGCGTAAGCAATAGTTTTTGAAATCGGGTCTGCTAGAAATTGTTGCCATTTGAATCCCTCTGTTATTAGGGTATTTATCATGCTACGAAAGTGCCTGAACTATAAAATGTATGGACAGGATTGCCGCTAACGGTGGTAATTGTTCCTCCAGTAGCTCGCTGTGTACCAACATATGTAATAGCAATAATTCCTGAACCACCACTGCCACCTGGATTGGTTAAGTTGTAGTGTGAACCACCTCCACCGCCTCCGCCAGTATATTGTCCAGCATTTCCACCTGGAGTATTTGCTTGTGTTACTGTTGCGCCGCCACCGCCAGTTGCTCCTGTAGTTATACCACTACCGCCGTTAGGTGAACCAACTGCACCACCTCCGCCACCTCCAGCTCCGCCGGTACCTCCGTTGACACTATATCCGGCTCCGCCGCCGCCACCGCACCAATAATAATTTGTTCCTAGAATAGAATTTTGAATTCCAATTCCTCCGGTAGCTACGCCGCCAGAACCGGCACCTACGCCACCTGCGCCACCGCCGCCACCCATATACCAAATTCCTCCGTTACCGCCACCGGGATATCCTTGGCCGGATGTTCCGGCTCCACCGCTAGCAGAACCACCAGCTGCGCCGCCACCGGATCCTCCGGAAGCGCCAGCTTGATAAGGCCCTCCGCCATATTCAGATCCACCACCGCCACCACCAACAGATGTTATTACAAGCCGACCAATTGTGCTATCGTTACCATTAATACCTTTATTTTGGAATGTGCCTGCAGGAGCTCCTGCGCCACCAGCACCAACAGAAATTGTGTAACTGAGACCTGGTGTAACGAGTGCTGTTCCTGAAAGATATCCACCTGCGCCGCCACCACCGCCCATATCACTACCACCACCACCGCCACCAGCAGCAATCAAATAAGTAATTAAATATTGACCGCCATACGCTAAAGTTGTCCATCCTGTGGTGACACCAGTATAAACTTCTAACCAATTATTTGAAGAATTCCATCTAATCGAACCATTGGCTGATGTTGCTGGTCTTTGTGCTGTTGTACCTGTAGGCACAACTACTGCACCAGTAGCATTTAAACTTAAATCTATAACACCATTAACAACACCTATTCCACCACCAGAAACAAATGGCATTCCGTTGGCATAGTAAAGTCCAGAAACAAATACATTGCTTGCAACAATATTAGACGTTACTTCTAAATTTCCATTTACAGTACCACCAGAAGTGCTCAAATATAAACTATCAGATTCGGCTTTATTATAATATGCAACTTGACCAACAGTAGCATTACTGGTAGAAATTTGTGTGTTAACAGTAATTGGTACCGTGTTTAAAGAATCACTTTGATTTTGTAAAGTAATTAAAGATGCACTAAGACTGGCAATTGCTGAGTTCGCTTGATTGAATAATGTTTGAATTGTTGCCATAATTAAGCTATGAATGTTCCTAGTATTAAGATGTAAATGATGATGAACCTGTAAAGGTATGTATTGTGTAACCATTGGCAGCTGATACTGTACCTCCGGCCGCTCTTTGGTTTCCAATATATGAAAATATAATGATACCGGATCCACCTGCACCACCAGCACCATAGCCTCCTCCGCCGCCACCGCCGCCACCGCCGGTATTAACTGTGCCAACACCACCATCACCACCTCCGGTATTTCCTGTGCCGCCACCACCTGCACCACCGGGTTGATTTGTTCCTGATGTTCCGTGTCCAGCTCCACCGCCACCGGCATAAAATGTTGTAGTTCCTGAAATACTACTAGATAAACCTGCACCACCTGGAGCAGAATAACCAATTACTGTAGCACTGCCTCCAACGGCACCGGCTCCACCGCCGCCTCCAGCTCCATTTGAAGAAACAGATTGTCCGCCGTTGTTTCCTTGACCAGAAGTTCCTGTTCCGTAACGAGTTAACCACGAAGAACCGGATCCTCCTCCAGATCCTCCATTTTGTCCGTAAGCATTTGAACCGGTCGCAGCGCTACCAGATCCTCCGCCGCCGCCGCCAACTGCGGTTAAATTTAATGCTGTTGAATTTCCTCCATTGTTTCCTGCAAGCCAAGCAGCATCGCCAGTCACACCTTGCTTTGCGCCACCACCTCCAACAGTTAATGTATATGTGGTTCCTGGAGAAACAATTACAGTTCCGGTTAACATGCCACCTGCACCACCGCCACCAGCATCTGTATGTCCACCGCTACCGCCACCAGCAACTATAAGATAGTTAAGAACATATGTTGAACTTGTTATAACTTGCCAAACATTATTACCAACATACATTTCAGCCGCAGAATTACTTGTGTTCCACCTAATGGCGCCATTGGCTGCAATAGCTGGTCTTTGTGCTGTTGTTCCTGTAGGAATATTTAAAGCGCCACTTGTATTGCTTGCATCAATAATTCCACCAGCTGCAGAAATATAAACATTACCTGTGAGCGAAGTTAAATTAGCTGCTGATGTTGATGCACCACCAGTAGAATAAGGTGTTCCGTTAGCATAGAATAAACCGTTGGTATAAATTGCATTTGCAGAAAGATTGCCAGCAACAACACCAGCACCAACAGAAATTGTATTGTTACCTGAAAAATATCTAAAGTTACTCGTATTGGAAAGATAACCTAAAGTATTAGCAAATAAAATTGTATTTGCAGTGAAAGTATTTGCTACGAGGGAACTTGGTATGCGTGTGAGTGCCATGGATTATGCCGTATAAGTTCCTGAAGAAGTAAAGGTATGAATTACTTGGCCAGCAGAAAAAGTTACTGAACCCCCTGTGCCTCTTTGCGGCGAAGGATAAGAAATAATTGCTATGCCTGATCCGCCAGC